GGCATCGCATTTAGAAAATCATATGATTTCCAATTCGCTAGTCACACGGCTTATCAAGGACCTTAAAGATCATATGGCCTTGATAGTGCAAAAGGTTGGTTGCAGCCAAACCGCCAATAACAAAATAGAGCTTCATAAAAGACTCACAGAGCTCTTCCCTAAACACTCGACATGTTTAGAAAGAGCCTATTGTTATTTGAGTTCAGCTTTATATAGTCAGTACTTTAAGGAAAATAGTACCGGACATAATTTTACTAAGATCGAAGAGATGGGACCTAGAGTGATGATCGACCCTGATCACATTCAAAATAAAGTTTTTCGCTTTCTTAATAAATTAGAATTGCCTTTCGGATTCTATTCAGTGCAAGAGTTCACGCACTGGGTTTCTGAGAGTGGTTCTAAGGCAATAAGTTTAGTTGAGAGCTTGATAGACGTTCAATATGTTCTATTCAAACGACTATCCTCCTGGAATAATTTTGTTTATTTTATAGAGAAATATTTCCTACTCGCTCTGAGTGATGATTTAGAAACACATTTTAAATTTCAATCTGCCGCATTCTTCAGTCTTCTAACAAGACAAGAATTACCAGCAAAACCTGAATGGTTTCCCTCAAATGAAAAGATTGGTTTTATAATTAATGGGTGGTTCTATCGTAAATATAAGGGCTTAGTTCTTAAGAGCCCTAACGATGAACACTATTCATTTGGTTATTCAATCATGAATATAAAGAGAGGTTGTAGACCCATTAGCCGTGGAAAACAGGCTAAGGCTATTGCTACACATAAAAAGAATATGGTAGGTGGAGAGTATAATTGGAAACATTTGGAGTCACATCCAGATTTGTTTGATCACTTGGAAGATATGACCTTTTGGGTTGGCAAGATATTGTCACCTAAGGAGAAAGTTAAGTGGAGGGCCCCAATGGCCTCTGCTAGTTGGGAAAAGAAGAAAATGATAGGAGGAGCACATTGTGAAATCAGTAATGTGTTAGGTTACCATGGTATGAATTATACAGAGAAAGAAGATGATCCGGAAGAAGAATTAGTTTCTGAAAGAATTCCAAGCAAAATAAATTGTCATGAAAAACTTCATATGGATGATTTGTCTTTAGAGTTCGTGGGTTTTGCTGAGGGGCAGGGGTGCCCCTTTGGTGAGATTCGCAGCAATTTAGATAAACCATTATCTCAATTAATGGAGAACTTTAATAATAAGACAATTAAATGTATGGTTCACAAAGTTCTAGAACCATTCAAAATGAGGACCATTACAGCTGGAGAAGCTGTTCCTTATTCAATTGCAAGGTGTTTTCAAAAACCTATTCATAATAAAATGAGAAAACTTGACCCCTTTGTTCTAACTGGGGAAGTTATTTCTGAGAAACTGATTAATGACAAATATAATTACAATAATAGATTGTCTTTCTTTAAAGGCAAGAAAGTAGATGAAATAGTTAATAAATTTTCATCGAAACAGGTACTACATGCCTCAGTTGATTATTCTAATGCAACAGATGGTATGCACCCTGATATTTGTCAAGCTTATGTAAATGGAATATGCTCTACAAACTTTCTCTCTGACAAGGAGAAGATTGTATTTAACTTAACTATGGATAATCACCTATTATCCTACCCTATTCAAATGTATAATATCACAAAACCGAAGTTCTCGGCCTGTGGTGAGTATATATCACCTTGGTCAGATTTTAAGCTCCATCTTCCTAAAGAAGCGAAGATGTCAAGTCCCGGAGATGTGGGACACAATTGGGTTCACCAGTCACATGGTCAGCTCATGGGTAGTCCTTCTTCGTTTCCAGGTCTCTGTGCAGCAAATTTTGCTGTACTGTGGACAACCTTAAACGAATATTTCCGTCCTAGATGGTTCCGTCTATTGCAAAAGACTAGAACCTCAATGGAGGCGTTCTTTGATGCTTTCCTTACCTTTCACGATGAAGATCGCGATTATTGGTACAGTTTAGCAAGAGGTTATGACCTCTTTACAGAGAATTCTTCTGTTATGTTATCTGGGGACTGGGTTGTTGAAACTGAATGTTTTGAGCTTTTAAGTAAGAGTTTAACTTTGAGCTTTGAAGCAGTGAGCGCACTTACTTGCTGTTTATTCAATGGTGATGATGGCCTTTTTAGAACAAGCCAAAAGATATATGATATATGGAAGGGTATAGCTCCTCTCGCTGGTTTAAATTTAAGTGTAGGTAAATCCTACCTTTCAAAAGACTTTATTATGATTAATTCCACTATGTTTTCTAAGTGGAATTGGTTAAGTGAAAAGCATGATGCGGAACAATGGCATTATGTTTTTTCAATGAATCCCGGCCTAATCAAAGGTCAAGGAAGAGTCTTGGGAGATACGAGGAGTGGGATAGATGGAGGTGAGCGACTTATGCCAATTTGTGATCAATTAAAATGGTGTTTGTATGGCTCGCATGGTGGAGAGAGTGAACGTATAGTGGAAAGATTTAAGACACATAATTTTGAAAAGATTAGTAAATCTTGCAGGTCATGGGTTTTGCCCAGGTGTCTAGGGGGGTTGGAATTGCCTTTTGGTGATCCTCCAACTTACTGTCAAAGGATGCTTGCAGCACAACTTCTAATGGAACCTGATTTCGTGTTACCACAGAGTGAAAAGTACACTCCTGATTATACCACAATGGAAAAGAACGAGAAAAAGAGACTTGCTATGCAGATGAAACTGCAAATTGTTCCTGGACAAATTATAACTCCAAGAACGGATTTAAATAAAATCCCTACTAGGTATACATTTCCTGATATACCTGAGCTTTTCATTAGTCCTTATGGTGTTCCTAACTATGAGGATAAAACAGAAGATCTCTATTCTATGGCTCTATATAAAGTTCTTAAAAAGAAACAATGGTTAAATCCAATATCAGATGAACTAGTTAAATGTTTGACCTCTGGAGACTTTCATTATATCCCACCCGGCTATGATCGCCAAGTGAAGGTTTTTGGAAAAAGGTCTGAGAAAGTTTGCCTTTGCACTATTAAGCTAAAAGATGGTCCTTGTGTCTGTCATACTCAATGTGAGAATCCAACTAAAATCTTGAATTCTAATACTGATGATGAGGAGAGTGTAGCAGAAATGTTACGCCATTCTTATTATGGTATACCGGAAGAACCGGAGATGATAGAAATTAGTGACGCGTGCGGTAGCTACGGAGATTCCGCCTCACAAATGATGAGTTCAGACGATGAACAAGAACAGGAAAATTATTATAGTGCTTTTGAGGAATTAGATGATCCTCTGTACTAATCATCTAGCAAACCGATAGTATGTCAATGCACCCCATGTTACTATACG